AGGCGATAGTGATAACGCATTTATAGGTTGGGACGAGTCAGCAGATAAGTTTATTGTAGGTACTGGATCATTTACTGGTGCAAGTACAGGAAATTTAACAATTACAACTGGAACATTAGTTGCTAATTTAGAAGGAAATGTTACTGGTAACGTAACAGGTAATACATCTGGTTCAGCTGCAACGGTTACAAGTGCGGCTCAAACTGCAATTACTTCAGTAGGTACTTTAACTGCTTTACAAGTTGATAATATCAACATTGATGGTAATACAATATCATCTACAGCAGGTACAGATTTAAATATTACACCACTAACAGGACAACAAATTGTATTAGATGGTACAATTGTAATTGACGCTGGTGTAGTTACAGGTGCAACAAGTATTACATCAACTGCATTTGTTGGTGCTTTAACAGGAAACGCTTCTACAGCAACTGCATTAGCAACTGCTAGAACACTCGGTGGTGTATCATTTGATGGTAGTGCCGATATTAATTTACCTGGTGTTAACACATCTGGTAACCAAGATACAAGTGGTAACGCTGCCACAGCAACTGCTCTTGCAACTGCTAGAACAATTGCTGGTCAATCATTTGACGGTACAGGTAATATTACAATCGCTTCAACAGATTTATCAAACACAAGTGCTATCACATTATTAACTGCTACTCAAACATTAACAAATAAAACTTTAACTACACCTACTATAGAAGAAATAGATGGTTCTACAATCACTTTAGATAGTGCAGGCGATATTAATTTAGACGCTGATGGTGCTGATATTATATTAAAAGATGGTGGAACAGAATTTGCTAGATTTACAAACGACTCAACAGACTTTGTAATTAAAGTTGCTACACAAGATAAAGACATTAAGTTTATAGGTGATGATGGTGGTTCTGCTGTCACGGCATTAACTTTAGATATGTCAGACGGTGGTACTGCTATATTTAACAAAGATATAAAACTTGGTGATAGTAAAAATATTGAGCTTGGTGCAAGTGGTGATTTAAGATTATACCACGATGGTTCAAACTCATATGTAGATGATGTAGGAACAGGTGCTCTAATTGTTAGAGGCTCAACGATTAATTTACAAACAGATAGTTTAAATCTTAAAAACTATGCAGGCGATGAAACATATCTAGTAGGTACAGCAGATGGCGCTGTTGAAATCAGATACGATAATAGTAAGAAATTTGAAACAACATCTTCAGGTGTAACAATAACAGGTACGGCTGTCGCTAGTGCATTTACTGGTGATCTTACTGGTGACGTAACAGGTAATGCTGACACAGCAACAACACTTGCAACTGCTAGAACAATTGCAGGTCAAAGTTTTGATGGTTCAGCAAACATAACTATCGCTTCAACAGATTTATCTAACACGTCAAATATTACTTTAAATGACGCAACACAAACTTTAACTAATAAGACATTAACTAGTCCAACTATTAATGCTTTCTCTGGTACAGGTAATGGTAGTATCGCAGGTACTTTATCATTAACATCTACAAGTACAGGTGATGTATTAAATATAACTACAACCGAAAATAGTTCAACTGCTGGTCCTGTTATAAACTTAAAAAGAAATAGTGCTAGTGTTGCAGACGCAGACTATATGGGGCAAGTTAAATTCCAAGGTGAGAATGACGCTGACCAAGAAATTACTTATGCTAAAATTACTGGTAAAATACAAGACGCTTCAGATGGTAGTGAAGATGGTTTATTAGAATTTGCAAACATCAAAGCAGGTTCACAAACTATTACTGCTAGATTAAGATCAGATAGTTTACAATTATTAAATGGTACAAGTTTATCAGTTGCAGGTGACGCTACAATTACAGGTGACTTAACGGTAAATGGTACAACAACTACCGTATCTACAACTAATACGGTTGTTTCAGATTCACTATTAGAATTAGGAAATGGTACTTCAGGTACTCCTGCTAATGACGCTGGTTTAGTTATAGAAAGAGGAAGTTCAGATAACGCATTTATCGGATTTGATGAAAGTGATGATAAGTTCAAAGTAGGAACTGGTTCATTCACAGGTGCAAGCACAGGAAATTTAACAATTACAACTGGTACATTAGTTGCTAATTTAGAAGGTAATGTAACTGGTAACGTATCAGGTTCTTCTGGATCAACTACAGGTAACGCTGCTACAGCAACTGCTCTTGCAACAGCAAGAAATATCGCTGGACAAAGTTTTGATGGTAGTGCTAATATTACAATTGCAAGTACAGATTTATCTGATACGGCTTCTATTACACTATTAACATCTTCACAAACTTTAACTAATAAAACATTAACATCACCTGTTTTAAATACAGGCGTTTCTGGTACTGCTGTTGCTGATGAAGACGATATGTCTTCCGATTCGGCAACGAAATTAGCAACACAACAAAGTATTAAAGCATATGTTGACAATCAAACTTTATCACTTATTGATGAAGATAATATGGCAACAGATAGTGCTACTCGTCCACCATCTCAACAATCAGTTAAGGCATATGTAGATAGTAATGTTTCAAGTGTATCGGCTTCAAGTTCAACTACGTTTACTAACAAGTCAATAGATTCAGACAACAACACAATTACAAATATAGTTAACGCTGATATTAAATCATCAGCGGCTATCGCAATGAGTAAGTTAGAAGATTTAACTGGCTCACGTGCTCTTGTTTCTGATGGTAGTGGTGATGTTTCTGTAAGTGATATTACATCTACAGAATTAGGATATTTGAATGATCTTACAGGAAATATACAGACACAATTAGACGCAAAACAGGCAACTATAAGTTCGTCTGCTAGATTAAACGCAAATTTGATACACGATGGTACGATATCAAATACAGAATTTGGTTATTTAAATGGGGTTTCTAGTAATGTTCAGACTCAATTGGATAACAAATCAACAAAAGGTTTTGCAATTGCTATGGCAATCGCATTATAAATATATAAATAGATAAAGAGATAGATATATGGCACAAAATTTTAGAAGATATATAGCAAGAAACGTTGGTACGTCAGCAGTAACATTGCATACTGCAAATAGTTATGATACTGTTATAGGTATTGCTTTAGCGAATACAACGTCAAGTGAAATCAAAGTAGATGTTTATATAAATGATGGTTCAAATGACTATTATCTTATAAAAAGCGCACCGATTCAATCAGGTGGCACTTTACAAATTATAGACGGAGGAGCAAAATACGTTATTCAAAGTGCTGACGTATTAAAAGTAGTATCTAATACTGCTAGTTCTTGTGATGTTTGGGTAAGTGCTGTGGATGCAATATCAGACTAGGGAATAAATGGCTTACATAGGAAATAACGTTGCTCAAACTGCTGTAGATACAACAGATCAAAGATTTGATGAGATGAAAGCAATCTCAATTGACAGTTCTGCTGTACAGACAATATACCTAGGCGGTGATGAAACAGGCGTAGCTGCTTCTCCAGAAGACGCTTTCGGGGTTTCTTTAAATAATATCGTTGCAGACTGTAATCACAAAACATATAGAAGAATTGATATGGGAACTGTTTCAGTTCAATTAGGAGTAGTTGACTTTGGTTATGTTGCTAACTCTAATTAATATTATGGAAATTGAAAATCAAACAAATTAAGTAAAAAAAAGGAGTTCAAATAACTAATTATTATAAATAATACAAGTTAGTTTGTTACAAAAGGGAGAGAACAACAATGCCAACAATTTTACAATTAAGAAGAGGTACTACTGCTGAAAATGCTGCCTATACAGGCTCAGTTGGTGAAATAACGGTAGATACTACACTAGATAAAGTTATCTTACACGATGGTTCTACTGCAGGTGGTGCCGCTACTGTTGGTAACTTACAAGGAAATATTCAATTAGGTAAGACGGCTGCAGGTGAAATAGATACATCTACAGGAAATCTTACAATAGACTCAGCTGGTGGAACAGTTACAATTGACGACAATTTAACTGTATCAGGAAATTTAACAGTTTCAGGAACAACTACAACTGTTGACTCAACAACAATTAGTATTCAAAATGCTTTTGTTTTTGAAGGTGCAACAGATGACGCTTACGAAACAACTTTAACAACGGTTGATCCAACAGCAGATAGAACACTATCTTTACCAAACGCAACTGATACGTTGGTTGGTAAAGCAACTACAGATACACTTACAAACAAAACATTAACAAGTGCCGTATTAAATACTGCCGTTTCAGGTAGTGCTATATTAGATGAAGATAATATGGCTTCAAATAGTGCTACACAAATTGCAACTCAACAATCTATTAAAGCATATGTTGACGCTCAGTTAACAGCACAAGACATGGACGTTACGTCTGACTCTGGAACAATTGATGTTGATTTAGATTCAGAAACATTAACGATTGCAGGTGGAACAGGAATTGATACATCTGCTACAGGAACAACTGTAACTGTTGCTATTGGCGGCTCAGTTGCTACGTTAACAGATTCTCAAACATTAACAAACAAAACATTAACTTCACCAGTATTTAATACAGGTGTTAGTGGTACTGCTGTTAAAGATGAAGACAATATGGCGTCTGACTCTGCAACACATTTAGCAACACAACAATCCATTAAAGCGTATGTTGACTCACAAGTTACTGCTCAGGATTTAGATTTAACTACAGACTCTGGAACAATTGATATTGATTTAGACTCTGAAACGTTAACAATCGCTGGTGGTACTGGATTAACTTCAAGTGCAACAGGAACTACAGCAACACTTGCTATTGATAGTACGGTTACAACTTTAACAGGAACACAAACTTTAACTAACAAGACTTTAACAAGTCCTGTATTAACAACACCACAAATCAATGACTCATCAGCTGATCATCAATATGTGATCGCTGTAAGTGAATTGACTGCTGACAGAACACTTACTCTTCCATTGTTAACTGGCAACGATCAAGTCACTACGGATGCTCACGCTACAACGTTGACAAACAAAACAATTGATTTGGCAAGTAACACGGTAACAGGTAGTTTAGCAGAATTTAACACTGCTCTACAATCTGAAAGTTTTGCTGGATTGGCTGCAACACAAACATTAACGAACAAAACAATATCAGGTTCTTCAAACACATTATCTAATATTGGTAATTCATCATTAAGTAATTCTTCAATTACATTTGGTGATGGTTCAAGTTCAACTGCAGCTTCATTAGGTGGTACGGTAGTTATTCAAGGTACTTCAAACGAAGTAGAAGTTTCTGAAAGTTCAGGAACATTTACGGTTGGATTACCTAACAACGTAACAATCTCTGGTAACTTAACGGTATCTGGTGATACAACTACGGTTAATACTGCTACATTGGCAGTAGAAGATCCTCTAATCAACCTTGCAACTGGTAACAATAGTTCAGACGCAGTTGATATTGGATTCTATGGATTGTACGATACATCTGGATCACAAGACCTATATGCTGGTTTATTCAGGGATGCTGGTGATGGTAAGTTTAAATTGTTTAAAGACAATCAGGCTGCACCAACAACAACCGTAAATACTAGTGGTACTGGTTACGCTGTTGCTACATTAGTTGCAAATTTAGAAGCAACTACTGCTACATTGGGTGGTTCTGATATTATCTCAACTGATAATACTAAAACTTTAACTAACAAAACTATCGTTGCTGGAAATAACACAATTTCTGGTTTGACATCATCACATTTAGCAAGTGCTGTTAGATTACAGATTTTAGACTCAAGTGGTTCTACGGTTAAAGACTTATACGGTTCTGCAACTTAATCCATAGTTAAATATCTATTTTTATCAATAGGTAAGGTGTATTTAATTGCTATTATAAATAGTAATAAAGGATTAATATGGCCAACCCAGCAACAAGAGAACAATTAAAACAATACGCTTTAAGAACACTAGGGAAACCTGTAATTGAAATAAACGTAGATGATGATCAATTAGAGGATAGACTAGATGAGGCGTTACAATATTTTTCTCAATATCACTATGATGGTGTTGAAAGAACATACCTTAAATACAAAGTTACTCAAGCAGATGTAGATAGAATGAAATCGCCTGATGGCGATACTGCGTCCAGTGTAACTAAAAATTCTGTTACTACTGCATTTACAGAAGCAAATAATTTTATAGTAGTACCTGAAGCTGTATTGGCTGTAACTAGAATATTCCCATTATCAAATAGAGGTAATCAAAACTTATTTGATATAAGATACCAATTAAGACTTAACGATTTATACGATTTTTCTTCAACATCAATTATTCATTATGATATGGTGTTAAGACATTTAGATTTTTTAGATCACATATTAGTAGGTGAAAAACCTGTAAGATTTAATCAATACAATAATAAACTTTACGTAGATATGGATTGGAAAACAGACATATCTGTAGGAGAGTTTCTTGTTATTGAATGTTTTAGAAAATTAGACCCAACTGTTATGACCGATGTATATAATGATATCTATTTAAAAAGATATACAACAGCATTGTTCAAAAGACAATGGGGTGCCAACTTATCAAAATTTAACGGTGTAGCTATGTTAGGTGGTGTTACACTTAATGGTCAACAAATATTCCAAGAAGCACAAAACGATATAGAAAAATTAGAAACTGAAATAAGAGGCACATACGAAACGCCTGTAACTTATATGATAGGATAATGCTATGCCAGTTAATCACTATTTTCAAGGCGGCAACGGAATCGGCAACACAGCAGAAAAAAGATTACACGAAGATTTAATCATAGAAGGCCTAAAGATATACGGCCACGATTGCTTTTATTTACCAAGAACATTAGTCAATAAAGATTTAGTTTTAGGAGAGGACACTCTTTCTAAATTTGACGCTTCATATATGTTAGAAATGTATGTTGAAACTACTGAAGGCTTTGCAGGTGAACAAGAATTAGTATCTAAATTTGGTTTAGAAATTAGAGAAGATACAACGTTTATGATTTCTAAAAGACGTTGGCAAAATCAAGTTGATAACAAGGCAACTTTAATACAATCAGGTAGACCAAACGAAGGTGATTTAATTTATATACCTTTGATGAATAGTTTTTTTGAGATACAGTTTGTTGAAGACCAAGAGCCATTCTTCCAATTAGGAAATTTACCAGTTTATAAATTAAGAACAACTAGATTCGAATATAGTTCGGAGAAATTTGATGTTGGTAGAAAAGAAATAGATGATGTTGAAGATAAACTATCATTAGATATATTAAAAGAACAATTAGTATTAGAAGATGATGGTGGTATGTTATTAGAAAATTCTGATACCGTAACAGGAGTTTATGACTATATAATACTAGAAACAGACGATTATAATCTGGCGACACAAACAAGAGATTATGCTGATAACACTACATACGAATCAGACGCTGGGTTTGGTACAGAAAGTACAGCAGATGATATACTTGACTTTACTGAAAGAAACCCATTTGGAGAGGTTGACGAATAATGTTTGGAAAAAGATTTTACCACGAGTCATTAAGAAAAGTTGTTGTAGCATTTGGTACAATATTCAACAACATTATTATTCATAGAACAAATAGTAGTGGTGATGTTGTACAGAAAATAAAAGTACCTTTAGCATATTCGCCTAAAGAAAAGTTTTTAGTAAGATTAGAACAACAACCTAATTTAGAACAAAGAGAAACTGCTATATCATTACCTCGTATGGGTTTTGAAATATCAGGTATCTCTTATGATTCATCTCGTAAATTACAAAGAGTAGGTAAGTTTAAAAATGTAAATACTTCAGACGCAGCTAAACAATACTATCAGTATAATCCTGTGCCTTATAATATATCATTTAATTTATATTCATTTACAGCAACTGCTGAAGATGGATTAATAATCGTAGAACAAATTTTACCTTACTTTCAACCAGACTATACAGTTACCATAAATGCAATTCCTGAAATGGGAATTAAAAGAGATGTACCGATTACTTTAAATTCTGTAGATTATGCAGATAGTTATGATGGTTCATTTACAAATAGAAGAGCAGTTAATTACAGTTTAAGTTTTACTGCTAAAACATATTTGTATGGACCTATATATTCTAGTAAAGTAATTAAAGAAACACAAACTGACTTATACACCGATACGACTGGAAATCCTACAAGAGAAGAAAGAATTGTTGTGGTGCCTGATCCAACAACAGCTGACGCTGATGATGATTTTGGTTTTACTACAACTATAACTGTTCACAAAGATTCCAAAAATTATAACCCAAGTACTGATAGTGATGGATAATTATTATGACAATAGACGACAAAATAAATGAGGCTCTAGGTATCACGCCAGAAAAGCCTGCTACAAAAGCTGTAGTTAAAAAAGAGTTTACTCCACCAGTTCCTAGATTAGAAGATAAGAACAAAGAAGATGTGGATAACGATTACAAATATAGTAGAGAAAATTATTACAATCTTATAGAACGAGGCCAAGACGCAATACAAGGTATATTAGATATTGCAGGTGAGAGTCAACACCCACGTGCCTATGAAGTTGCAGGTAACTTAATTAAACAAGTCGCTGATACAGTTGATAAATTACAAGACTTGCAAGGTAAACTTAAAACATTAAAAGATGTACCTAATAAAACTACTGCTAATATTAAACAAGCACTCTTTGTAGGTTCTTCAGCAGAATTACATAAAATGCTTAAGAATAAAAACAAAGAAGTAAAAGAGGATAAAACTTTTAAAGATGGTTTTAATCCAGATGAAGTAAAATATGACTGAAGCATATCTAGGAAATCCTAATCTATTTAAAGCAAATACAAAAATAGAATACACCGAAGAGCAAGTTTTAGAGATTGCAAAGTGTATGGAAAATCCTATCTATTTTATATCAAAGTATATAAAAATTGTTAACATTGACCAAGGGTTAGTGCCATTTGACTTGTATAAGTTTCAGGAAAAGATGGTTGAAACTTTCCATAATAATAGATTTTCAATTGCAAAATTACCTAGACAGTCAGGTAAATCAACAACAATCATCGCTTATCTATTACATCAAGTTATATTCAATGATAATATAAACGTTGCAATATTGGCCAACAAAAGTTCAACTGCTAGAGATTTATTAGGCAGACTTCAACTCGCATATGAAAATTTACCACCTTGGTTACAACAAGGTATTTTAAATTGGAACAAAGGTTCACTTGAATTAGAAAATGGTTCAAAGATACTCGCAGCCGCAACATCTTCAAGTGCGATTCGAGGTGGTTCATTTAACATAATATTCCTTGATGAGTTTGCTTTCATACCTAATAATATATCCGAGCAGTTTTTTAGTTCAGTTTATCCTACAATTTCTTCTGGTAAATCTTCTAAAGTAATGATAGTATCTACACCACATGGAATGAATATGTACTACAAACTTTGGAATGACGCAATACATGGAAGAAATGATTATAAACCTATAGAAGTACATTGGTCTGAAGTTCCAGGTAGAGATGAAAAATGGAAAGAAGAAACAATAAGAAATACTTCCGAGGCACAATTTACTACCGAGTTTGAATGTGAGTTTGTAGGTTCAGTTGATACGCTTATTAATCCATCAAAGTTAAGAATGTTATCACACAATACACCTATTATTTCAAATGCTGGTATAGATGTGTATGAGAAACCACAAACAGGTAAAGACTATGTTATAACAGTTGACGTAGCACGTGGTACTATAAGAGATTATTCAGCCTTCGCTGTATTTGATGTTTCAAAAATGCCTTATCGTATGGTTGCAAAATTTAGAGATAATGAAATTAAACCTATTTTGTTTCCTCATACAATAGAAAGAGTAGCAAAGAATTATAACAATGCTTATATTTGTGTTGAAGTAAATGATATAGGTCATCAAGTGGCAGACGCTTTACAATTTGAATTAGAATATACAAACTTATTAATGTGTATGATGAAAGGTAGAGCAGGACAAATATTAGGTGGGGGATTTTCTAAAAGAGGAACACAATTAGGTGTTCGTATGACAAAACAAGTAAAACGAATAGGTTGCTCAAACTTAAAAAGTTTAATTGAGGGCGACAAAATGTTAATACCAGACTTCAATACTATACAAGAGTTATCAACATTTGTAAGACGTGGTAGTGGTTGGCAAGCTGAAGAGGGTTCCAATGATGATTTAGTTATGTGTTGTGTAATATTCGCATGGATAACAAATCAAAGATATTTCAAAGAGATGACAGACCAAGATATACGTGCCAAGATGTATGAAGAACAACAAAACGCAATAGAACAAGATATGGCACCCTTTGGGTTTATGGACGATGGTCTACAAGACGATAGTTTTCAGGATGACGCAGGGGAAAGATGGACACCTGTGACTGTAAGAAAAGGTGAAATGTTATAATGAAACTATTAATTGCGATATTGTTTCTTTTTACAACAGTCGCTGTGCTTACAGATACAAGACCGACAAAGAAGACAAAATTTATAAATATAAACGAGATTAAATGATACTTATTAGCTAATAAGAGGAGAACAAACATATGGCATTTCAAGTTTCACCAGGTGTTCTCGTACAAGAGAAAGACTTAACAAACGTAATTCCAGCAGTAGCAACTACGATCGGTGCTGTTGCAGGTCAATTTAATAGAGGTCCAATGGATGAAGTAGTATCTATTGCGTCTGAAAAAGAATTGGTAGAAACGTTTGGAAAACCTGACTCTACAAACTTTGAATATTGGTTTAGTGCTGCTAGTTTTTTACAGTACTCATCAAGTTTAAGGGTGGTGCGAGCTGCAAACACTTCAAGTGTAAACGCTGTCGTTTCTGGGACAGCTATCAGAATAAAAAATACAGATCATTACTCTAACGGTGACGGTACAACAGGACCTTTTAACAATGGTTCTGCTAACGTTGGCGAGTGGGCTGCAAGAACAGCAGGCGCTTGGGGTAATAACTTAAAGGTTTCTTTGTGTCCGAGTGCAACGGCATATGAAGAAGCAGGAAAAACAACAACAAATGACGCTTCAACAGCAGTCGGAGATACAACTATCGTACTAACTTCAGGAACTGATTTTTCTGTAGGTGATATTGTAAACTTCGCAGAATCTGGTGGACACGAATATAGAGTTACAGCTGTTAACACAAACACTTTAACTTTCGTAAGACACCCTTCAGGCACAGGCGGACTACACACTGCTGTAGCAAATGGTTCAGCTGTTAGAAGAAGATGGCAATACTACGATCTAGTAGATAAAGCACCAGCAACTTCAACATACGCTTCTAATAGAAGTGGTGTAAATGACGAAATGCACATAGTAGTTGTTGATGAAGACGGTGGTATCACAGGTACTGCTGGTGAAGTATTAGAAGTTTATGATTCAGTATCAAAAGCTTCTGACGCTAAAACACCACAAGGTGATACAAACTACTACGCAGACGTACTTTACAACCAATCAGAATATATCTATTGGATGGATCACATTGCGACAGGATCAAATTGGGGCTCGGCAGCTGCAGGAATTACATTTACTGCTTTGACAGCACCTTTTGCTAGATCACTTGCAAGTGGGGCAGACGGTTCCGCAGTATCAACTGCTGAATTAAAATCTGCTTACGAAAAATACAATGACGCTGATACTGTAGATGTTAACTTAATCATCGCTGGTAAAGGTAACGCTACACATATTGATAACTTAATTACAATCGCTGAAAACAGAAAAGACGCAATAGTATTTGCTTCTCCTGAAAGAGCAGACGTAGTTAACGTAACTAATAGTACTACTCAAACAACTAACGTAAAAGGGTTTTTTGATGGTATTAGATCATCATCATACATAGTATTTGATAGTGGATACAAATATACATACGACAAATACAATGATGTATTTAGATATGTTCCATTGAATGGAGACATTGCTGGATTGGCTGCAAGAACAGACTTAATCGCAGACTCATGGTTCTCACCTGCTGGTTTCAACAGAGGAGTAATTAGAGGTGCAGTTAAACTTGCTTACAACCCAGTTAAATCACAAAGAGATGAATTGTACAGAGCTAGAATCAACCCAGTTGTAACATTACCAGGACAAGGTACTTTATTGTTTGGTGATAAAACTGGATTATCTACGCCGAGTGCATTTGATAGAATAAACGTAAGAAGATTGTTTATTACTTTGGAGAAGGCAATATCAACTGCTTCTAAATTTCAACTATTTGAATTTAATGACGAGTTTACAAGAGCTCAATTTAGAAACATAGTTGAACCATTTT